TTTGAACGTGGATCCATGTGAATCTCTTGTTTACCAACTTGTGCTTCTTTAATTTTATTTAGTTTTTCCATTTTTGCTCCTTTTTTGTTTTACGCCTGCTTCTCGCAAAGCAATAGCGATTGCTTGTTTTCTATTTTTAACTTTTTTATCAGATTTTCCAATAGAAAGCTTCTTTTTTTTAAACTCTCTCATCACTTTTGCAATTTTTCGGTCTTGTTTCTCAGTTTGGCTCATTTTTTCCTCTAATAATTGCAACATTTCCCATCATATCCTCTGCTTTTGGCAATGTTTTAGATAAAATAGTTTTTTCAATCGATGTATTCGCTCTTAATTTTGCTAATTCTTCGTTTTGTTTTAATTTTTCGTCCTGATTTTCTTGGTTCATCATGTTTCTCATGCGATCAAGATTAATTCTATCTTCACCTTCTTTTTCTTTTCTCGCATTTTCCATTGCTCTAAGATCTAATTCTCTTGATCTTAGTTTTGCAACTGGATCATTACCAAAATCACCACTAATTTTCTTTTCTTGCTGTAAAAATTCTTCCATCATCTCAGCAATCAACACGGCTTTTCTAGATTCTATTTTTTCAGACAACATTTTAATTTGAATTTGCATCTGTTGTGCCATTTGTGGATTCATTTGTGCCGCTTGTTGCATTTGTTGAAGCTGTGCTAACTCATCTCTAAACTCAATTTCAGACTGCTCTTGAGCCATTAAACTAATGTGTTCAAAAATATTTTTTTCTAAACTCGCAGTGACCACAGGATTATTTTTAGCGATGTTAGTTCCCATAAAATTTAAATGTGCTGTAATATGCGCTCTGTGATCTTGACCTGGAAACGCCTGGAATGGTCTCCCAGCAAGAGCATCAATGTGCTCTAACGCTGGGTCCTTTGGTACAGGGGGTTGTGGTCGAATAAGTATCTTATCAATATTTTTTACACCGAGTGCTTCATACATGTTTCGATAAATTTCATACTGATTGTGAATAGCTGGGTTCGATGCTGCCAGTTGAAGTTCAGTCTGCGCAAGGGAGATACGCTGAGTCTGAGAGAATATATTTGGATCTGCAACTGGCAGAATGTCGACTCTATCGTCAAAGTCTGTTTGTTTAATCATTCTTTGACCACCTACCACATCATACGGATATTCTTGTGGTAAATAAAGCTTGAAAACTCTTGCCATTAATTTGAACTCGTTTTTTAATGCCGCATAAATTCTTTTGTGAATTGCAGACATAGTTCTGCTTCCTCTTTCTAAGAGCGCAACTGTCGTTCCCACTGCAGCGCCTTGATTCCCATCACCTATCTGCAAGTCCGCTATAGATGCGAAGCGTTGACCTGCGTTTACAACGACACCCAATAAATTTAAGAGAGTTTGTGATGGTTCTTTAAATGGTAACATCATAAATGCATCACGGATATTTCCACCTGGAGCATCAACATCTCTAAATTCTCCTGGTTGGATTGACTGTGCGTCATCTCTAATTCTGATTCCTCGTTGTTTAAAACCTGCAGGTAAATTTGATAATGTACCTGCATCAAGTAATTGTCTTAATGCAGCAGTTGCTGTTCTTGATAATCCACCAATCATGTGAATTAAACCAAAGCCGTAAAAACCAAGTCCTGGTAAAAATTTAAAGTGTACAAAATAATTAATTTTATTTTTCTTTGAATCTCCAATTTCATAATTTCTTTTAATTGATAAAATTTCTCTAGAGTTTTCTTCAATGGTTACAATGTATGGAAGTTTGATACCTGTTGGTGTACCATCAACACCTATATCTTCAAAACCCTCAATATCTAAATTAATATGGTATTCTAAAAGAGTAAAGACATCATCATCTCGACCTGATTTTGTTCTGCCTTCGAGTTCGTTTTCTTTTTGTTCAAGTTCATCTTCTTTGACTTGACCTGGTTTTAATTCAATATCTCTATAGAACCCTGCTACCTGCTGCTTGCGTAATTCATTCTCGGATATTTTAATTCTGTGAATAATAGCTTCTGCATCATCTAAACTGGTCGCGGTGTATGGAACGATTAAATCATCTGCGGGTACAAATTTTGATACCGCTCTGCCTTCCACTTCATCGTAATAAACTTTTTTGAATGACGATCCTGCAAGAGGTAAATAGAATAACATTTGATCAAACTCTGGCTCGTATTCTTTCATTTGATCCATGATTTGATAATTCATAAATTCTTTAACACGTTGAGACTGTTGCTCTTTATCTGGTGTTGGCATCCCTAGGATCTGAGTTCTCACGGGTCCGTCTGCAGGTAATAATTCTTTGTACGCCAAAGCTTGGAACTGAGTCACAGCTTCTGCTAAAACAGGGTGAGTTGCACCTGACGCACCTTGGAAAGGTTCTGTTCTGTTGTCATATTTAAAACCTAAAAGGTCTAAACCTTCTCGATAACTTTTCTCCCAATCTTTTCTTGATGATTTATAATCTTGGTAATTGCCATAAAGTTGTGAGGCCATTCTTCCTAATACATCATCAGGTAAAAATTCTGCTAAGTTTGCATAATGCTCGTCGCCACCTTCAGGTGCAACGGCGTTTGGATCGTAATCAATATCTACTGAGCCATCTTCATTCTCAGTAATTTCAACATCGTTTGGTTGTTCTGCAACTTCTTCTGCAGCTTCTACGAGTTTATCTTGAAGTTCTTCGTCTCCAGGAATCTCTAAAGTTTTTCTAGGCTCGTTTGGAAGAGCCTTGTCTATTTCTGCCATGTAATTTTCTCTCCGATCGTACTGTTTTAACAGTATTATAGTTATATTCAACCCCCTGCGGTTGTGGCCCTGACTTTGGTGGGGGTCCTGATTTTTTACCTAATCTATTCATTTGCAAAAGTTTCCATGGTTTTGTGATCCACATCTTCAATACCAAAATCAACATCTTTTAATTTTCCCTCCGCATCTGGAGACACGGTAAACTCATCATATTCTATGGCACCTGTTTCCGGATCTTTTTTAATCTCGACTTCAAGTTGGTTTTTGATACCTTCTCCTTGTGAACTTGCACCATATTCTGTTTTACTAACTCTTGTATAGCCAGGCCCTTCTACCAAAGTATAATCTTCTAAATCATATTGAACAAAACCCTCTGGATTATCTGGTTTTCCAATTAATTTTGATTTACCTATAGATTTAATTTTATTAATTAAAGTTGTTAAATAGACAGGCATCTGTTCTGCTGTTCTTGAAACAACTTCTGTAGCCTCAGGTCCAATTTTAGCAATTGGTTTTGCAATCTTTCCTAAGATAGGTAATGATGCAAGTCCTCCCATAATTTTAAAAAATTTTCTACGACTTGGGTCACCTGGTCCACCTGCACTAAACTCAGAGCGATACACCGTTGCACCAGGATTATTAATTTTATCTTGAATTATACGTAATAAGTCTGCACGTTCCTGTGCTCTTTGTTGATTTAAAGTTTCTCTATTTTGTCTTATCTTTTCTAGTTCTGTTTCTAAAATTTGTTTTTCTTCTTCGGTAACTTCTTTTGCGGGTTGTAAATCAAACATACCTAAACCCGCTACATCTTCTGCTTCGGCTGCTATGTTGCGATTAGTTGCTCTTTGAATTTTTCTTGCCTCTGGAGACAAACTCATTTGTTCTTGTGCATAACGATAAACAGGATCAAGACCAAAGAAACGTGTACCTAACTCTGGTACAGAAACACCTTCCTTAAATCCAACACCTGTATCGTAGATTCCATAACCTACTCCTGCAAGTCCTAAAGTTTTAAGTGCAGGTGAAGCAATTTTACCTTTCGCCACATCATCAATAATATTTTGAGTAAAATCTCCAACTAATTTTGCTCCGGGAACTGCTTCTGCTTTTAAACTCCGATCTGCAAATTTTACAAAACGATTTATGTTTTCTTCTGCGGTTAATTTTCTTGGAACACCTTCTCCACCCGGAGCTTGTAATCCAAGTTGTTTAAAATCTGCACCTTTTGCTCTTGCTGCTTGATTTGCAAAAGCAAGTTGAGGCTCTAAATTTCTTAGTGGGTTAACACCAACTCCATCTACATGACCAAGTTGAATTGATGCATCTACACCTCCTCTTTTTATTTTTTTTAATGCATCATTTAAAGTTCCATCTCCATATTTTTTATTTTTTATTTTTCTAACATCTTTAAAAGTTTGAACATATTCTTGAAACCTAGGATCATTTTGTTTTATGTATTTGATAATTTTACCTTTATCTAAAGTTTCACCTGCCTCTGCATCAAATATTTTTAATTGATTATAACTTTTTGAATCTTCAATAATTTGAAACAAAGCACCTTTATTTTTATTTTGCACGGAATAACGTCGAAGATCTCTAAGAATAGAGTCTTCCACTCCTTTAGGTTGTGGTAAATCCGGTCTTGCTTTTGCAACTACGTCTCCAGTTTTTGCTTCTTGAAAAGTTAATTTCATAAGTTTTTCTTTAACAGGGCCTTTTTGTTTTGTTACTGATTGTGTAATAGAATCTCTTACTGGAATCATTTCTACATATTTAGGGTTTTTCATTAAAAGCTTTGTTAAATTTCTTTGACTTATATTTTTTTCAAGGCCAGCTTTTTCAGAAAGTTCAGGTATTAAAGAACTTGTTCTCATTTCGTTAATAGGTCTTTTACCTGTGTAAAAATCATCTACTGCTTGATCTAAAAAAGGTTGTATCTTTGTTTGTTTTAATCCTCTTCCTCCTTTTGAAAGATCTCT